ACGTAAACCCAGATGATGGACAACTTGTAGAGATAGCCTTCAGACCTAGTGCTGCTCCTACATTCGACCTATCTAAGACTACATAATATTGTATTAGTAGTTATTAATTATTATGAACCTCGGTCAATCCGAGGTTTTTTATTGCATAATGAAGTACACTAATAGAAGATAAAATTAATTTATGGCAACCCAATCAGCATTAGACAGATTAAGAAAAGCTGCAAATCTTGAACCAAGAAAGAAGGAAGTGACATTATCTGATGGTTCGATTTTTGAAATGTATGTAACACCACTAACAATGGCAGAACGAGAAAGAGCACAGAGAGCAGCAAGAAGTGATGATGCAAATGCCTTTGCTTTGCAGTTACTACTTGCTAAAGCACAAGATGAAAATGGTAGAAAACTTTTTAATGCAGGAGAGATTGATGTATTAAAAAATGAAGTGAAAGATAGTGACCTTCAAAAGTTAATGGTAGCAGCAGTTAATATTGAGGAGGATGAAGCAATAGACCCAAAAGGTTAGTGCAAGAGCTTAAGAAAGATAATTGGCTATTACTACAGTTTGGAGTTGCAAAAGAATTAGGTAAAACTTTAGCAGACATACGAAATATGACTGAAGAGGAATTAATTGGATGGAGTGCTTACTTTCAAATAATTAATGAAGAACAGGAAAAAGAATATCAAAAAATTCGTAGATCTAGATAATTTTTTCGAGTAGTATAGAATAAAGTAATCTTGTTGTTGTAATTAGTGGCATACCAGGCACAGATAAGAATAAAGACTACTGGTTTACAACAGTTAAATAAAGTTAATGCTGCCGTAGACAGAATAAATAAAAGTATTATTCAAATAAATAGAGGTAGTAGTAGAGTAAAAACAAACGACATAGTAAAAATAAGTAAACAAAATTTAGCCGTTAAAAAAGACATATTAAAAGTAGAAACAGAAACAACTAAGCAAATAGCACAACAAAATAAACTTAGAAGAGGTTCGGCTAGAGGAAGAGGCAGAGCAGGAGGTGGAGTTTCTGGAGGAGGCGGAGGAAGTGGAGTCTTTTCAAGTGCGATTATATCTGGTGCGTTTCCATTATTATTTGGACAAGGACCATTAGTGGGTGCTGCTGGTGCATTAGGCGGTGGACTTGGAGCAGCATTTGGCGGTCAAATGGGTGGCTTTGCAGGGGGTCTAGCTGCTACTGCTACTGTAACTGCTATTCAAAATACGATTAATGGTGTAACAGACTTAGGTAAATCACTACAAACTTTAGATGGAAGTTTCAAAGTTCTTACTGAAAGATCATTATTTAGTTCTAAAGAAGCACAGAGAAGAGCAGAAATACTACAAATATTAGGTAAAAGAGAAGAATTAGCTACTCTAGTATCGGAAGAACTAACTAACGCTATAGGTATTGAAGGGGTTGAAAGATTAAAACGAGCAGCCGAATCATCCGAAGAATTAGCAAAATCATTAGGAGAGTTAGGTACAAGTTTACAAATATTATTAGCTGGCCCTGTTGCAAAGTTTTTAAACGCGATAAATAACTTTATAAAAGAAAATACAAAAGTAGGAGACACTTCTTTAACTATAGGTAAAAATATCGATGGTACGCAAGCAAAAACAGGATTAACTCCTGGAGAGGCTAAATTTATAGAAAATAATAGAAAGGTCTTAGAATCTTTTAGTGATGGTCAATTAGAAATACTATCTCGAATACCTTTAGATCAGAAAACTAGAGATTTACAAGCTGCACAAGGAATGTCAAATGTAAGTGAGCTTGAAAGATCAGCTATAAGAAAATTTATACTAGGAAGGCAAGCCGACCCAACGCAAAGTGCCGTATCAGGTAAACCAGGAGAAGGTGGACCAGGAGGAAATTTGTTTGGGGGAGAAATAAATACTAAATTAGTAGGAGAAAGACAGAAAAGAATTGATTTATTACAGAAAGAAACTACATTTTTCCAAAATATAATAGATAAAGGAAAAGAAAGAGCTTTATTAGAACAGGAAGTAAACAACATTAGAGAAAATTTAACTCCCATAGAACTTGAACAACTAGAGTTAGGAAATATGACTATTGAACAGATAGTCGAAAAGAGAAATAGAACAAAAGAACTAGCCGAGAACGCAGTATTAGTTGATGAGGCATTTAAGCAAGTAGGTATAACTATTAAAAACGATATTAAAAATGGAATAGCTGGATTAATAAAAGGAACTGCGACTTTAGGAGATATGTTAAGTAACATTGGAGATAAATTAATAAATATAGGTCTGGATCACATTTTATTTGGTAGTGTCCTTGGTGCTGCTGGTGGAGGCGGAGGCGGATTATTTGGTTTATTAGGATTTGCAAATGGAGGTAGACCGCCTGTAGGTAAACCTTCAATAGTAGGAGAAAAAGGCCCAGAATTGTTCGTACCAAGAAGCTCAGGTACAATAATTCCTAACGACAAACTAGGTGGAGGAGGTAGTACGAATATCAGCGTAAATGTAGATGCTTCTGGATCGTCTGTTCAAGGTGACGAACAGCAAAGTAAAGAGCTTGGCAGACTTATTTCAGTAGCGATACAATCAGAATTATTAAAACAAAGAAGACCTGGAGGTTTACTAAGATAATGGCTACTTTTCCTAATTATAATCCTGTTTTTTCTGCAAACAAAACTGATATTACTAATACCAGAACAGTTCAATTTGGTGACGGCTACCAGCAAAGATTTACTTTTGGTATAAATCAAAAAGCAAAACAATGGAGCTTAACATTTAATGAAAATAATACAGATACAGCCATAATTGAAACTTTTTTAGAGGCAAGAAAAGTTGATGGTGCTTCTTTTGATTGGTCACCTCCTGATGAATCAACAACTTATAAATGGATATGCCCTTCTTTTACTAAAGAAGTATTTAGTTTTGATAGAAATAGAATTAATTTAACTTTCGTACAAGTATTTGAACCTTAATGGCATACCCTATATCTGAAACTCAGTCAATAAATCCTGGCTCTCGTGTTGAATTATTTGAGTTAACAACAGATGCAGCTTTACATGGATCTGTTACTACATATAGATTTCATGCTGGAACTAATGAAGTAAATAATGGAA